CCATAATCAACGATAATTTTACGTATAATCTTAGCAACTTTTTTTGTATTTTCTGGTTCGGCTGCCTTATTAATATGCTCCCTCTCCATATCTGTTAATGCAACGTCTTCTATATTTACAAATAATGCCTTTCGAGCAAGATTTACTAAAAATGTTTCACCTTCTGTTGTTAATGGATCTGGTTCAGCTGGTGGTTCAGGAACTGGAGGAGGTACAGGTGGAGCTCCACCAGGTGGTACCGCTGGTACAAAATCTCCACCAGTTGGTGGTCCTTGAGCAGGAACAAAATCTTGTGGACCAGCTTCTGAAGCTATTTTTTGTTGTGTTTTTTTAATCTTTTGAGTAAGCGTAGTATTTAACTGAGTATCTGCATCCGCTAATTCCTTTTCTTTATCAGTAGCTTTTCCAGCTTTTGCTTTTTTCTTAGCATTAGCAATACGTGCATTTTGAGCCTCTTTCTCGTTTTCCTCAGGAGTATTACTCCCAATATGCAGTTCGGTGATTTTTTTAAGAAATTTACTCATCTTAATTATTTATAGCAACGAAAGCTTATTTCTTATGTCATTGAAGTATGTTTTATCTAAGAACGTCAATTCACAGTGCTTACAAAAATATTGTAATTTACTGAAATAAAAACGATTAGCCTGTATCTTGTTAAGCTTCCTCATTAATGAAATATTCAACTCTTCACTTATACCATTACACTTGAGCTTTTTCTTAAAATCTTTAAAAGGTATAGATTCTTGTAATACAATGACCGGGAATTTCTTAATAAAAACATCTAAAAAGGGAATATAATTTTTATTTAACTTATTCATAATATCAAAATATATTACAGGCTTATTTTTCTTATTATGTACCTTAAGTATCTCACACGTATAATATATAAAATAGTGAAATACATACTTCTTATGTTGTCTATTATTAAATTTTAATTCATCATCAAATTCAGATATTTTATCTATAGATAAATTATGAATATACTCTATTACAGGAGTAAAATTAACAATATTAAAGAAAGATCCATTAAGCTTAACGCTCAATCGCGGTGTCTGTATTAAGTCTTCTAATTGCATCTACATTCTTCTTCCAAAAATTAGTATAATCAATTATAACATAATCTTTTGTATAACGCAAGAAGTTTTCAAACTGGAAATAATGAGCAATATTTGAATGAAACAGTATATAGCTACCTTTTCTAGTAACCTTAATTATTAAAAACCATAACTTACCGCTTTCTGCTTGTTTAATCCATTTGTCTAAAATCTTATTTTGAGTGAATAATTTATGGTAATCAAATGTTTTATAGTTCTTACATTCTAATTTAAATTTAGACATACACGGAGGTACCATAATATCTCCATCCATCATACGTTTTTGAGATTCAGTTAATTGATCAAGTCGGTGAAAATTAGCGCCTCCTGTATAGGCACCGGAATTTGGAACTCTAATAAAGTTCTCATTAAATACTTCACTTAAATCTTTTGCAACTTCTCGCTCCCAAACGTTACCTTTTTGTTTGGCGGCGCTAGGCATATATAGTTACTTATGACCTAGCTGGACTTTGCAAGTTTCCTCTTTTTGCGTTTTTTCTTTACCTTACCGTCCCGCTTTATAGTAGCTCCCATAACTTTAGGTACTCTAGCATCACCTGGAGAATATGTATCAGCGGTCGTATACTCACCACCGCCTTGAGCTCCACTAGCTCCCATCCCAGCTGAACCGACAGTATTATCGGTTAAGTACTGCGTAACCACCTGATCAAATAACTTAAGAGGCATATTAAATATTTATCGCTTTAAATATAATAAGTTGCCTTTCTTTAAAATATACTATAATAAATAAATGGAAATTGGTGATATTATCAATCAATATCTTAAGGAGGCAAGTATTGATACAAATTTGGACCGCTTGGAAGTTACGTCGACTCAGGAGCAATTATTATCTAATAAACATAAATGGTCAGCTAGATTAATCAACCATAAGATTAAATTAAATAATTTAAAATTTAAAAAGTCATCTCTTCTAGAGGAGTATATAGCTGAATATCAAGATAAAGAACCAGTACGTGTAAATAGGTCTATTGCAGAAAGAGCAGTTGAAAATAAAAAAGAAGTAAAAGCTATAGATTTAAAAATTCAAAACGAGGTTCTTATCATTAGCTTCTTAGAGAATATATATAAAAATATAAGTTTTGCTACAAATGATATAAAGAACTTAATAGAGTTAATGAAGCTTGAGACTCAATGATCGATATAACGCTAAATTCAAACTCTCAAGCAATACTAGAAGGCCCAGAATTAGATATTATCAGAGAGCACTTTAGCGTAAAAAATGAAGCCGCTCATTTTCAAAGAAGATTCGGTAGATTCGTTCCTTCACGGACTTATGTGATCACTCAACAAGGTAAATCTGATATCGGATTGCTAATAGAAAGTGCAAACTTTTGCAAAACAAAAGATATAACAATTAATTTTTCGAAAGAAATAAAAAATGCATTAATACCTACATTACGTAAAGATAATATTATTGATTATAATCTAAAATTAAAATATAGAGAATATCAACAAGATATAATTAATAAATGTATAGATAGAGGACGAGGTACTATAGTATTAGCTACGGCTGGTGGTAAGACTCTCACGATGGCTGGTTTATTAGAATTTTACTATAATAACTATAGTAAAAATTTTAGAGGGTTAGTTATAGTACCAGACTTAGGATTAGCTAATCAAACCACATCTGATTTTGAAGAATATGGTGTTTCCTTTTCTACTGCTAAATACACTGGAAAAAATGAATTAAATTTATCTCGTAATGTTATTATCGCTAATTTAGGTATATTACAAAGCTCGAAGCAAGATATATCATGGATACAACATATAGATTTTTTAATTGTAGATGAAGTACATAAATTAAGAAGAGGAAATAAAATAAATAATATTCTCAAAAAAATTGACACTTCACACCGATTTGGATTTACTGGTACTCTACCATCAGAGCTATTAGATAAATGGAATATTTTTGGTAAGATAGGTCCTCAATTATTTGAAAAAAAGGCTCACCAACTAAAAGACGAAAAATATGTTGTACCCGCTAAGGTACATGTATTAGAACTAAACTACGATACACCTTCGACACAAATTTATCATGGAAATAATTCTAATGCATATTATTTACAAGAAAATGAATTCATACGCAACAGTCACTTTAGAAATAACTTATTAGCAAAACTCTCAAACAAATTAGATAATAACGCACTAATATTAATTGATTATATAGCTCACGGAGAACTATTACTCAATGCATTAAAAGATGTTTGTAAGACTAAACAAGTATATTTTATTAGAGGAGAAGTAGATATACAAGAACGTGAAAAGATCCAAACATTAATGGAGAAAAGAAAAGATATAATAGTTGTTGCTATCTCAAAAATATTTTCTACAGGTATTAATATCAAAAACTTACATTATATAATGTTTGCTAGCGGCGGAAAAGCAAAAATAAAAATAATACAAAGTATAGGCCGCGGATTACGGTTGCATACTGATAAGAAAGAGCTTATAATATTTGATATTGCAGATAATCTGCGCTATGGGATGCGGCATATGGAACAACGACTATTACTATATGATAGTGAATATATAAATTATAAGTTTACAAAGTATAATGAAACCAATTAAAACTCCAACCAAAAAATCAAAAAAACCAAAAGCAAAGTCAAAAAAGCCTAATAAAAAAACATACTATGTTAATCCGAAAGAGTTTTTACAGAATTTAAAAGACTATTATGTAACAGACGACTTAATTGACGAATTAGCTACGTCAGTTTATAAAATTGCTGTAGGGTTAAGCTACGCACCTAATTTTATAAACTATAGCTATAAAGACGACATGATTGGCGATGCTGTAGTAAAAATGGTAGCAGCGGTAAAGAACAAAAAATTTAAAATTGACTCTCCATCAAACCCGTTTTCATATTTCACTACTATTGCCTACCATGCTTTTATTAATAGAATAAAAAAGGAAAAGAAATATAGGGAAACAATCCTCGACTATCAAGAACAAGTTTATGGCAACATGGCGAGCGGTGAGAACCCGCAAAATAAAGCACCCGATAAAGATTACGACAAAGAACTATACGTATAATGTCAGAGGAAAGTAACAAAAGAATCGGATTCTTTTCTGATTTACATATTGGATGTCATCAAAACAGTGAAAAGTGGCATGATGTTACTTTAGAATGGGCAAAATGGTTCACAAACGAACTAAAAAAACAAAATATTACTAATTTGTTTTTTGGAGGAGACTTTTTTCATTATAGAGATGAAATAAATGTAAAGTCTCTACATTTTGCTAATGATTTATTAGACTTATTTAATGAGTTTGAAATAATTATGATTCCTGGTAATCATGATGCTTATTATAAAGACAATTCTAACGTGCATTCATTATCTATTTTAAATAATAGAAAAAATATTAACATTCTTGATAAGCCAATTGTACGAACTATCTTTAATAAGCGGGTTGGCTTCTGTCCATGGGGTACAAGTATAGATAAAGTTCCAGAATGTGACTTATTAGTCGGTCATTTTGAAATTGAAAATTTTAATTTTAATAGTTTTAAGATATGTGAGGCAGGTATTCAATCATGTGACTTACTAACGAAGTCTAAACTCATAGTATCTGGTCATTTCCATAAACGACAACGCCGAAAATACTCAAACGGAGAGATAATTTATGTTGGAAACCCATTTGAAATGGACTTTAATGATATTCAGGATCAAAAAGGGTTTTATATATTTGACTTTAATGACCAGGACATAAAATATACCTTTGTCGAAAACAAAATATCTCCTATACATGTAAAAGTAAACTTAAGCGACCTTGAAAAATTAAAGACTATAGCAAAAGAAATAGGATGGTCTAAGCTAGCTATAAAAATTATT